ATCCTCGGCTAGTACTTTGTGCATGTATAATCCGCAAAACGAAGCGTTACTGAATTTCGGAACGAAGCGTATATGAATATAAAACGAAACGTACCACGAAACCGCATTTTTTGAAAATGTAAATAACGGCATTCGAACACCATTAGCTGGGTATTCGAATGCCGTTCTTGATTATGCACCCATCCTCTTGTAAAGCATGATGTCGGTGTATGCACTATTGTAGTTCATCGTGGTGTTCACTTCCACGCGGTGCGCACATTCGAACGGGTTGCGGTTGATGCGGCTCCGCCCTATCCATTCGCACAGCTCGATTATCTGCGACTTGTTCGAAGTGAAGTACACGTAGTCGTGGCCTTGGAGAATGGTGAGAACATCAAGGTAATCGGACAACTTCCAAGTCATAGTATAAGTGCCGACCTCGGTGGAGAGGTAAGGAGGGTCGACCAAAAAGAGGACGTTGGGATTGTTCTTAAATTCGTTGAAGAGGGCCTTATAGTCCTTGTGCACGATGGTCAGGCCGTCAAGGTAGCTGTCTGCACAATAGTCGCTTCGCCGAACCGTGTTATAGAAGCTCTGCTTGGTGAGTTCGGCCATATTATTGGCGTATTTCATCGAGAAAAGGAGCGACGGCGATAGCGTGATGTAGTCGACAAAACCTTTCTGTTCTTCTTCTGCGATGATTTCCAATATCCGGTCGTGGAATGGTTGTTGTATAACCTTACCACGCGGCAAGCTGTCGGTGACCTCACGAATGCGAGCCAGCAGCGCATTGGTGCGCGGTATGGCGGCAATGCGCCGCTGGTAATTGTCGAAATCGTTATAGACAACCGTGGCGTTCGGCTTCTCACGCTTGGCAACATGCGAGAGCAGGCCAGAACCGCCGAACAGGTCGACTATCGTCACGTCATCGGGGTAGCCCCTCAAAATCTGGCGGAATGCCTTAACGAACTTTCTTTTTTGCCCCATAAACGGCAGGGGTGCTTGTTGATAAATTGTGTGTGTCATTTTTGTTATCCTGAATTTTATTAGTATCTTTGTATCGGCAATCACTTATTAACGCACAACCGCGAAAGCGTGGACGAGGACTTACCCCCGACCACACGCTTCCGCGGTTTGTTATAAGTGATTGCCAGTTGCTTTAACAATGGTCGGGGGCTTTTTGTCCCCAACCGTGTGCAGAACTACGCCTGCAATTTCTCGTATTCTTCCATCAGCTTGTCAGCTTCCGCCTCGCATTCGCGCCGATAAGCCATCAGCCCGTCGAACGCCTGCTTGGCAGCATTGTCGGTGGGGCATGCCCTATATTCGCACAGCAGTGCCTCCACCTCCTCTTCTGAATACTTCAGCCTGACAAGTGCAGACTTGACCTTCACCTTGCATAGGGCGAGCCCCATAAGTTCTATAGGCTCTTCCCTATCAAAAGGGAACAGCAGGTGTTTCACTGCACCATGCTCAATTATTCTTATAATCTTTTCCATCGGTTCCTTTTAAAATTGACATATAGGGAATACGTAAAACGCTGAGCCATATTTATACCAATCCTTTAATGCACCATCACAGCCAAATACACGATTCCATGCAGAGGTCTCTTGAGAGCCTTCAAGGGTCTTTTGATATACATTACCAGAAATAATGATCTGTTCTATCAGGCCATTTGCGAATGCAACCTTGAGAAAATTGTCTGGAGATGAATAGTCCTTCGCTATACTGTCTAGTATGACCTTCAATTCTGCGGCAGACGGAAGATACCATTTGTGTGGCCTGAACTTGTCTGAAAGCGTTTCTTCCTTTAAAACTGTCGGGCTATAGGCGTAGCATAAGCTGGCTGGAGAATAATACATGTACTGCTGAAGTTGTCCAGCATATTTCGCTAGGCACTTTTTCAGACTGTCCGTTTCAGACATGTCATCTGAAGCCCGAGGGACCTCAAGCCTGTAATTCTCGTCTTGTAGAATATCATTTCGTTGCCGAATAATACAAAGAGTGTTATACAGGCCGTATGGAACAATTGCACCCTTGGAATAGTCAAGAATGGTTTCCTCCAACACCAGCTTGTCATCGGGCATCCATTTCGGATAATCTCGGGTCATGCCTCTTACGGTAGACAGGTCGCGTGAAGGCTCACTGGCCAGTCGGGCCATCTGGTCTGTTTCCCTTGAGGTCGGACCCCAAGAGTATAACAGCCCATTCACCTTCGAAAGCCCCATCATTCTCCTATCCTTACCATCCTCTGATATGTAGAAACACACACCCACTGGCGTTTTATTCTTGTTATTCTTGTCACTCCACGATCCGTCAGCATAGATAATGTCTCCCACCTGTGGTGCGCGCTTATAGAAGTATACCGTTTCAGTCGCGGTGAGTTGTAGACCTTCGTCCAACGTCACTACAACTGTCACCTGTGCCTGGGCAGTGTTGTCTTCCCCTACGCGCGTTACCGACATACGCCCCGTACGTGTGTTGATGGTAGCATAGGGGTTGGCCGAGAGACTCCACTTCACTTCACGTATGGTGTTGCCTCGTGCATTGTCGGGTGAAAGATTCAACCATGCCTCGCCTGCATCCTGTACATATATGTCTCCTGAAATGGTCACCGAGTTCACGGGTATTCGTTCGTACACGAGGTGCAGCGGGTTGCGGGAATTGTCCACGTCGCCCCAGGCCTGCACGTAACGCAGCTTTGCGCGGAAGTTGGGCGTGACGCCCCGCAGCGTTATTCGCCCACTGAGTTTTGCCCCAGCCTCGGCCAGCAGGTTAAGCGTGTCAAGCGATGCGAGCGTTTCGTTCAGTCCGTCCATATCTATATCGGTGGGCTTTGCACCGGCAGTATAGATACGCTGCAAGATGTCGAATCCATTGAGCTTGCGGCAGGCAGAGTAGCGGAACTTCTTCACATTGGCAAGGCCGGCCAAATTCAGTCCGCCCGGCTCAAGCGCATCCAGTCCACGCAGCGTCAGCTCCTCGATGGTGTCGGGCAGCACCAGGCGCGTGAGCGTGCCATTCTCGGGCAGAACCACACCCTTAATGGGCGTACTGGAGAAGTCCACCTCTTGCAATACGCCACTTCCCAACTGAATGACCTTGGTGAGGTTCTTCACGTTGCGGACGATGACGCGTCGGAGCATCACGCACTTCGACAGGTCGAAGGCTGTGCCGCGTTCGCGCGTGTTGGGACGTTGCGGCGTGTAGTCCATCACCAGTTCCTCAAGTCGCCGCAAGAGCTGCATGTTTGCGTCGAATTCAAAGTCGCCCAGCCCCTCGAGGCCCGAATACGTCACCTGTCCGCCCACGCGTCGCGTGAATGTCTTGATGTCGGTAATCATGTCGGCGTCGTCAATGTCGAAGGTGGCGTTCTGCGGGTTGGTGAAGCCGAATGGCAGCAGGCCGTAGCCGCCGTCGATGTTGCGCACGGTGGCGAAGTTGTTGGCACCCCACTGTACGCTGGCATACAAGGGCGAATATTGCTTGATGGCAAGCCCCTTGCCCTGCTCGTACAGGCGCATGCGCAGGTTGTTCACCACGCTTGCGCCACAGCAGAACTTGCTGTCCATATATCGGCTGCGCTTCTCCAGGAAGTATTGCATGAGATTGAGCTTGTCGCCGTAGGCCTTGGTGAAATGACCGGTGTTGGCGTAGCCCATCGCATCGGCATTGTAGAGGTTCTCACACCACTGCCGCCAGAAGTCGGTGTAGCGGCGGAATATGTTGTCGGCCTGCAGCCCGTTGTCGCGCATGCTCTTGTACATGGCTGCCAGGTCGTCGCCCCAGCACTGCCACACCAGGTCGACAAGTCCCGACAGGCGGCCGTTGAAGACTGGCGAGTAACCCTCGTCCATCTTGGGCTGCCATGCGTGGTTGTCATTGTCGAAGGTCTCGCCGGCTATAGGCTGTGTCTTACCCGTTGTCGGGTTGAATGCGTCGTTCCACTCGGCCCAGTACTTGTACATCAGCGCGCCCGAGTTATTGAAGAGGCTCTGCGTGTCGGTATCGCGCAAGAACAGGCGTGCGTGCGCAGTCTTAACGCTGCCGTCGGGATTGAGCTCGATGTCGTCAAAGGCGATGCTCATGTTCTTGTCGAGCGAGTCCATGCCGAGGAAGAACACGCAGAAGACGATGTAGAAGAGCACGTCAGTCTTCACGAGGTAATCGCGGTAGGTGTTGACGAAGCGCGCGCGACGATATGCGGGCGTGTCGCGGTCGTACTTCACGCCATTATACGTCACCGGCAGGTCGAGCTGCCTGTATTCGCCGTGTTCGGCCTTATACCGCTCAGGCAGGTGGGGATTACAGCTAACCACCCAGTTATGGAATCGGCGGATGACGGCCAACTCCCTATTTGCGGCCTCAATATTGTCGGTGGCAGTCTTCACCTGCCCCAGTTTGTTCTTCTTGTTTGTCGGCGACTTCTTCGGCACACGGGCATAATACATCGGCCCCGCGCTGTCCGTTCCGTTGCTCTGCCGCACCGTGCCGTCGGCCAGCAGCTCGTGCAGCGTCATCTCGCGGTTGAAGAAGTTCACGTTCTCGTCTATCTCCCACACCTGCGCCTTGGTATGGTCTTTCTTCGGGAAACCGAGGAACGATGCGCTGTACTTGTTGTTTATCATATTATATATGGAGAGGAACGTGGGTTCCTTGGCCGACGTGGCCGCCGTCTTGCGGAAGCCGATTTCCGACATTCCGCTCAGGCTCTTGCGGTATGTCACCTCCTTGCCTTGCATCGCCTGTGCGCGTTGGAACGACGTATAGAGGTCCATGTCGTTATGCGCACAGCCCAGCAAGATCTCCTGGAATAGGTTCATGGCAAGCACGTTGAATATACCTTCTGAACTGGCGAAGTTCACCTTGTGCACCATTTCCTTCTCACCCTCAGCCACGCCGCGCGTGATGCTGTACGAGGTAGAATGTTCATCGCTGTGCCCTGGGTCGAGGGTCAGCGTCACTGGGTCGCCCGAGAACGTCTCGAACACCTCCGCCCAGTTCTTATAAGGTAGGGGATAGCCGTTCGAGGACGTTCCGTCGGCGTTGAAGGCGTGCGGTCCAACCTTGAATGGGGCACCAGCCCAGCCATCGCGCGCCTTGTCCCATTGTGGGTTGATGAATTCCGTTGCGGTGATGGGCACGTTGGGGTTATTCTTGTTGTAAGGCAGGTTCTCAATATCCCACACGGCAATGGGCGTTTCGGGCAGGGCCTTGCGCACCTTATTGTATGATACAATCTCGTCGGGGTTGTGTATGTCGCCCACGCTGTTGAGGATGTCGTTGCGCCGGGCGATACTCACCTTTCCGAAGCGCACAAACCGCCCTTCGCGGTCGGTCACGTCCTCGATGTCGGGCGTGTCGTAGGCGTAGTTGCCCACCATCTGGGCGAAGTTCAGGGCTTTGTCGTACATGCGGATGGAGTACAACTTCACTTCCGCCTGCGGACTGCCAATCACGAGTTCCTTTGGTGCGCTCTGTTTCCACGATGCCGTGGCATAGTCGAACATGCGCACGATTACACCGTTCATGTAGAGGTAGGCCAGGTTCACGTCCTTTTCGGCCACGCTGCCACCACCCAGGTTGTTGCGCGTGTGGGTGGTGGTGCCGTCGATTACCACGCCCAGGCGTACACGACTCTGCTCGGGGTAGAAAGTTATCACGTTGCCTGTCGCACAGCCCAGCTCAACGCGGTTGGCATACACGCGGAACCCCGTCCCATTGTCCATGCAGTCGACGATGACGGCGTTCTCATCCGAGCAGATGCCGCTTTCGAACTCCAGTTCCACGGTGCGTCCCTGCCTGTTGCCATTCGCCCCGAAGTCCGAGCCGAACGGCAGGAAGTCCTTCAGCGTGACGTTCTTGCCTGCGCGAATTGTCATGCCCTGCCCGTCGATAAAGCCGTTGTTGTCATCGAACCGGAAGTTGTCCGAACGTACCAGTCGCGCCGTCTGCCGGCCGCGATATGTGGCCACGATGTTCTGTGCGCTTTCGTCGCCGTTAGCCCTGCCACGCATGGGCAGGTACACCTTGCACTCGTCGGCAGGCGCGAGGTCGATGCCAAGCCCCTGTACTTTAATCTTGCACTCGGCCGACACGCCGCCCACTGATATGCGCACCGTCACCTCGGGCAGATATTCTGCCTCGTCGAACGCCACGTTGAGCGTTTGCAGGCCGCTGCCGTGGTCCGGGTTCAGCGCTACCAGCTGGACGGAGAGCTGGCGCACGTTCTGTCCGCCGCCGTACAGCAACTCGGCCTTCACCGATACGGCCGTACCTGCATCCTCGTCGGGCAGGTAAAAGTAGTAGGGCAGCCTTGCCACGCTGAACTGGCGCGCCGTAGTGGGGATGCCCTTGCCGAAACAAAGTGCAGCCACGCCACCAGGACCGGAAGAGACCTTGATGTAGGTGGTGGTGATGTCGGGCGTGCGGAGGCCCAGTTCCTTGTTCTCGGCCCACAACATGATGGCGTGTGCGCCGCTGCCGTAACGGTCCTGCTCGTCGATGACGAACTCGCCCGAGGAGTTGTGGATGCTCTTTGTTAGCGTATCGGTACGACTACCGTCCTGTATGCGGCAATACACTGTGGCCGGCACGCCCTGGCACAGCACGCGCAGCGACCAGCGCGACGTCTGCACCTGACTTTCGTCGTATGCGGGGTCGAATTCCAGCGTGAGGCTGTATGTGTTGATATTGAAGGTGAATACCTTCTCCGCACCGTGTGCGTTGGTCACGCGCAGTTTCACCTCATTGGTCTCGGCCGTGAGCAGTTCGCCCAACTCGAAGGTGTAGACGTTGGCCGTGGCCGTACCGCTGGCCTTGAGCTGGCGCGTCAGCGCAGGGACAGCCACGCCGTTCACCTCTACCGTCGCCGTTCCGTCCTGCGTGTCGCGGTCGGCTGGGTTGTCACCCCAATAGCAGTTGTATGCCAGGCTCACGGCGTTTTGCGCGCCGCGCGCC